TGAAAAGATTGGACATGTATCATGACCTAATCTTTGATGAAAAAGAGAAAGTAAAACCAATGAACCCGGAGGATTTTTTTAATGGAGCGTGAGATATCAGGATATTACTACGATGGTGAAAAGTCATGGATATTATACAAAGACGAAGATGGTAATGAAACAAAGGAGGAATGGACAGATGAACAACAAACTTAGAATGGTTCTAAAGAAGAAATACGAGGCTGAGATAGAGGACGCAAAGTACAAGATTGAGTGTTTCAGTCAGCAAGAACTGATTATACCTGAGCACCCAGATATTACAGGTGAAGTTGATAAGTTACTGGCTAAGATATCTTCTGCAGAAGATAAAATGGCAGTAATAGAGCTACATTATGACAAAAATGTGGCAAAGGACGTACTATAGAGATCTAAAAAGTTTGAAAAAAAAATATTTTTTTTGTTCAAAAAAAGTGTACTTTTTGTACTTTTGATCTAGAAGTATTGATTTTATTGACTTTAGGGTGGACAGATCATGGTACAAATTATGTTTTTAAGTACAAATTATTTTGTACCACCAGATGCCCTACGCGCGCGAGTTTGAGTTTGATGTGAAACTTTTTAAACTTTTTAGATTGCTATTAGTATGCTAGATACGTATTATGCCTAGGAAAAGACGAAAAAGAATTGCAACTGATGGGGCTCCCGATATACCTTATCCGAGAGTCAGAGTGGAGTGGATTGATTGTGTCAGTGACTCTGGCTGGGCTACCGACAAAGAGTTTGATAAGATGAAACTAGCACGCCCTGTAAATGAAGGTTGGTTATATTCCAAAGATGATAAGTCTATAAAACTATTCGCGAGTTATGATAAAGATGATAATGAAATTACTTTTGGGGATCGGACGATGATTCCTCGGGCTTGGGTAAAGAAGATTCAGAAAATTTAAGTGCTAGAAATATTTCCAATACCTATTCTTGAAAAGAAATTAAAATTAGATACTAAAAAAATTAGTGAACATTGCCTGTCTATTAAAAAAAACACAGATAGTGTTAAATTAAGTAATAAAGGTGGTTGGCAATCACCACCTTTTATTGAGGATTTGTTTGGTTTAAAGAATGAAATTTTAAAATATGGTGAGGAATATAGAAAAACAATTGCTTATAAAAACAAATTAAATCTAGATAATATGTGGATAAATATAAATGGTAATAAAGATTATAACATAGAACATAGTCATCCACATTGTGTAATTTCAGGTGTATACTACTTAACTTCAAACAATAGTAATTTAGTATTTTTACACCCAAGTTCACATGTTATGGAGTATGATTGGAATCAAGATGTTCTACAAAGTTATAATAAATATAACTCCTCTGTTTGTATAGTTACACCATTTGAAAATACATTGTTATTGTTTCCAAGTTGGTTACAACATAGAGTTGAACCCAATACTAATAAAGAGAAAAGAATTTCTATTGCTTTTAATTTAAGATGACTTATCTGGGGTCACATCAATTATCTGTCCGTAATCGGATAAAAGCTGTTTCATTTTTGCTTCTAGCTCTTGTTCTGACATATCTTCTAGTTTCCCAGTTTTTATTATTTTTCTGTCTATGTATAGTCCTGCTGCCTTGCCTCGATTGGCTTCAGCATTTACAGCAGAAGAGAAAGAACCCTTACGTAAAGCGGCCTCTCTAAGTCTACCTAGTTCTGCTATGTGACCCTCGTAAGTCACTTCATGTTTTTTAATTCTTTCTTCTCGTAATTCACCAATATATTTTACAACGAGTGGTGAGTGTCTTGGGTTTGTAAGTTCAGATGCTTCTACTCTTGCACGTTTGGGTGAATAGCCTGCTTTCAAAGCTGCTTCTGTTTGTGTTAGTGGTCCGTGTTCGTCACCAAACACTAGTAGTTCTGCAAATCTCATTTGCATTTCTGTAAGTCTCTTCGGTAATCCCATGTTGACTTTTTAAGGTAACTATCCTATATTGTCAACAATGAAAGAAGATCAGGGATACAAACAACTTATTGAAATGTTGAGAAAAGAAATACACGAGTTAAAAAAATACAAGTCAGAGTGCATAAGATTAGAAAATTTATTGCACGGCTACAAAAAAGTGATAGAAGAATTAAGTCGTCAGGTGATTAAATAATGTACGTCAAACACCTGCAAGAGTATTTAGAAAAGTTTACTGAAGGACAGCAAGGTCGTAGAGGTAATGCAGTCAGTGATGCAAAGATATATATCATGACTCGTAAAGGTTACCTAGAGGAGATCAAACGGATTGAAGTTCATGCTAGTAATAATCCGATGGATACCTCTTTGCGAGTTGTATTGAAACCAAATCGAGAAGAAAAACTTATTTTACCTCCTGGTTACATAAAAGATTATTAACTTTATAACACAGGAGTTACCTTGAAATATGCATGGGACCAGAGCGTAAATTATATCAAAAACTTAAAAAAAATATTACATCTATTTCATGGATTCGACTGGAAAATCTTAGCTTATCCGGTACTCCTGATGTATTGGGCTACAATAATTCTGGTCACTTTTTCACAATAGAATTAAAAGTAACAAAGGGTAATAAGATTCGTTTTTCACCACATCAAATTGCGTTTCACATACGCCATCCTAACAACACATTCATCTGCATTGAGCACCTCGGTTCAGGGTGCTTGAAACTTTTCCGTGGTTCAAGAATAAAGGAGCTTGTTGCTTGTGGCTTTAAGCTTGACGCTTGTGCCTTGGAGCTTGATGCTTGTCGCTTGTTGCTTGAGGATCTTTGAGCTTGGCGCTTGAAGCTTGTTGCTTGGGGCCCGGACCAGTCGCACGCCTGCTTGGAGCCGTCGCTCTTGTTGGGCTAATGGCCTGGTCCGTATTACGCTTGCGTAATTCTTTATAATATTTTGGGTGATAAAAAGTCATTTTAATGTGCTTTGTAAGATATATTTTTTATTTCAGGATTCCAGCACATTCGACAATCTTTGCATTCGTTGTCTTGAAGAGACGCCGGGCAATTAAAGTCTTTACCTGTGACTACGCTCGAGCTGTTGGGCCACGACGCATGCGCCCGCTGGTTCACCATGGGCGCGCTGAATCTTATGACTAAATTTGTAGGCTTAGCGTGCAGGTGCTTCTTGATCCAAGCTTCTCGAGTCGGTAACCAATGACGCTTGGATGGCGTAAGCTCACAGACTTCAAAAATTTTCATCAAGTGGTCCAAGTCTTGGACGTCGCCGCTGTCGTGCCATCTAAATACATCTGGTTTTTTGCTGTTGATCAGGTGGGCCATTGCATCAACCCATTGCGGTGACTTGATGGCTGCCAGCCTCCTGTATTGCGCATCTTGCACAACCTGAAAAATATAACAACCTTTCAGGGCATAGCAATCATAACAGACGCTGCCTGGTACCTTCTGAAGCTTTGATCCTGTTTTGCATTCTTTGGCCGGTAAACCTATCGACCAGCCCGGCATCTTTGAAGGCTTCGACAGGCTGCCTCCAATAATTTTTAATGCTTCATCTGTTTTCATATATCCTTTATAATCCTATATTCTTTATTTGTCAACAGCTTGTCGCTTGTTGCTTGCGGCTTGCTGCTTGTAGCTTGCGGCTCAGACCAGCGAGGCTCTGCAACCCTTCCGGGGTCGAGGCGGAAAGTAGAGTCCTCTCACTGATCCCTGGTCCAATGTTGGATTCACTGCAGTTAATTTACCACATATGGACCAGGGATCAGTAGTGCCTACCAGTCAGAGTCAGCACTACTAACGATAAAATCCTGACCATTTTATCTGATCCCAGGTCCATTGGATTGAAGCCCAGCGGCAATTGTTTAGCGGTGCACCAGGGCTTAACAGGAATAATCCTGCCAATAGACCAGGGATCAGTTCTGGATGTGCAAGCGTTTGGATCTCTTTCAATCTACTTTGCTCCACAACCAGAAGTTGTCCCAACAAATTAGGTAAAGTTTAAATAATTTGTTATATCCTATATAATACTTGACAATCCTTTTGTCAAGTG